CAACTTTACGGATAGTGTTAGTGATTTCGCGGTTAGTCTCGGAAATAATTTCAGTAGAAAGCATGTTAGTGATTTCAGTTTCTGCATCAAGTCCGTGTACAGCTTTCATATCTTGTAAAAGTTCGAAAGTGTAAGCAGCTTTAACAGCACGTTCAACAGCAACTACGTTTGATTTCTCGATAGCGATTGACATTTCAGCCCATGCAGCATCTCCAGAAAGACCACGACCTAATGTTTCACCAGTAGAAGTAGCAAAACCAGTACCGACATCATAAGCTGTGTAAGCTACAGAACCATCGTTAGCAGATTGAGTACCAGTACCTGTAAAGTCAGAGTCAGGTTCGAAGAATTGTGCTTCGTTAGCAGCGTAACCGTTAGTAGCAGAAGTTGCTTGAGTTGTACCACCGTTGTTGAAACCCGGACGAGCATCACCCGGTTTACCAAGAGGACCAACAGGTTGGTTACCGTAGTAAGCACGAATAGCGAAAATCAATCCAGTAGGACCAGACATAGGTTGAACACCAACAAGGTCATAAGCCAAGAGGTTAGGAGCCATACGGCGAACAAGACTAATTAGAATTGGGTCAGCAATATCCATACCAGAGGTATAGTTACCAGCTTCGTTAAGTGGACGGTTAGTACCATCGAAACGACCATTCTCTGCAACATACTGTTTTTCAGTATTTTCCAAGAGTTTAGCAGTTACGGTTTTACGGTAGCTATCTTTAATTTTAGAAAACCCTAAATCGGTTTCAGTACCATCTTCAGCGATAGCCTTTGACTCGACCAATGGTTTCCATTTTTGTTTTACATGCTCAACATATTGAGATGGGTCGTTGTGATTAATAAACATTGTTTTTATTTCTCCTATGAAATCTTATATAATTATTTATATTTTTTAATATTTCTCTATTACCAAGTTTTGTTTAATTGTTTAGCTGCGCTAATATAGCCAGACATAGTTGTGCTGGTTTTATTCTCGGTAACAACTTTTACTTCTTTGGTATCTTTCGCGCTTTTAGAGAAATAACTTTCTTTAATAATAGAAGCTTTTTCTTTAAAGCTCTCAACATCTTCAGCTACAACATCTGCAACTAAGGTCGAAAATTTTTCTTTTTGAGTTTCAGCTAAACCTTCTGAGAGAGCATTGAATGCTTCCTGTTTTTGTAAGTCTAAAACTTCTTTGGATTTAGAGGCCATGGCTTCTGTAAGGGAAGCGACATCAGCTTTAAGGCTATCAACTTCTTTCGATTTTTCTTCTAGTAAGTCAACTTTTTCAGCTGGTAATGAAATGTGATACATTTCCATCAAAGATTTCATATCTTGTACGAGACCTTCAGCAATTTCCACACGTAGACCTTGTTCAACAGCTACAGAATTTTCTGTAATCCATTCTTCAGCAACCATATCAATGAATGCTTGTGCAGATTTTTCAGTGCTTTCTTTAATTTCAGCAACTTTGGCAGTTAATTGAGCATTTGCAGATTCTTGAAGTGTTTTTGTAACTTCGGAAATTTTTGCATTTAGAGCAGCTTCAAACACCAAAGAAATTTTTTCTTTAAATCCTTCAGAAAGATTTTCATCACTTCCAAGAATAGCATTGATATCTTCAGATACTTCGACAACAGGGGCAACCAAAACTACCTTCTCTTCCATAGTATCGCTGTCCTTGTTAGCGTCTCCACCATCGGCGGATTCTCCAACTTTTTTTTTGTCGTCAGTGTCTTTTTCATCACCGTCTTTTTTGTCTTCTGCATCTTCGGAAGCAGCTTCAATAACTGGTTCAGAACCTTCTACAACAACTGGTGTATCAGTAGATTCTTGAACGATTTCTAATTCTTCTTTTTTTTCTAAAACGGCAGCGTCAACACTCTCTAAAAGTTGTGCTTTTGCGCTTTCTACCATTTCTTTTGAACTCTTTTTAGTCATTTGGGTAAATTCTCCTAATTCTATTATCTATTTATATAATATTATTTTTTGCTTATAATGATTTCAGAAAAGCTTCTAATTGGTTTAGAACTTTATCTTCATCAAGTTTTGTTTTTTCTCTAATAATTCCATTTTCTAGGATGTAATTTGCAGACTCATAAAGGCTGTTCACAAGAGCAGCTGCTACAGATGGGTCAGAAACAATATCAATAGTTGTTAAATGGAAATCATCCTTGATATAATCAGCACCATTTTGACGATTGGTTGAACCAAATCCTCTAGATGAAACTCCTAATTTTACACCATCAGATAATAATGTTTTTACAATTTGTCCTACAGGAGTGTTTAGAATTTTTGCTCTGCCTCAAACTTTATCACCTTCGATACGTAGTTCTGTAATGAGGTGGGAGGCTCTTTCTAAATTTACTTCTGTATATTGTGTCGGGTGGTTTAATTCACCCATGGCTCTTGATGCTTTAACGTAAACTTCGTTATAGCGATTAACTTCTCTCTCGATTACATGACGAGGATAAATTCTACCGTTACGATTTTTCTTACCGATTTCCATGAAAATACCTTCGATAAAAACATCTTTACCGTCAGATTTACCTTCATTGATTACATTAACTTCACTAATATTTTCTACTAGAAGCTTCATATTAGTCCTTGTCGAGTGATGTATTTTTTAATGATGCAATACGTGCAGATTTTAAACTGTTTTGAACAGTTCTGATTTGATTGCGCTTTGAATCGATATTCAAATCAATAGATTTTTTATAAGCTTCATCTCCAGAACTACGTCTACGAATATTCAAATCCGCAACATCTTTTCGAAGTGAATCAATTTTATTTTGTTGAGCAGTAATTTGAGCATCATTTTCGAGAATGTTAGTTCTAATTTCTGCATGCTTTTCTACGATTTTTTTATCAGTAGCTTCATCAAGCTTTTGTTTAATTTGTTCTTTAGTAAACATTATTTTCCCTTAAAACTGTTAGCGACTTCAATCTTTTTACAAGCAATCTTTTCAGCTGCCCTTGCGTATAAAGTTTTATTGATGTTTGCTCTTGCAGCATCCAAATCTTTGTTTTTTATTAATGTGATTAAATTATTCATATACTATTTATAATTATTTCTGTTTTGGTTTGGGTGCTGGTAAAGGAGGATTCATTAAAGCATCCATTTCAGCGTCAAACTGAATACGACCCTTAACAACGCTGAAATCATCGAGTTCACCATCAGCAAGTTCTTTTTTAATTTCTTCATCCATAAGTTTGATTTCTTCATCAGTCATTCTAAGGATTTTCTTTTGAAGATATTTTTTAGAGAAGAAAATCCCCACCATTGTTTCGGCATCTTTTAGAATTTCAAGATTCTTAACAAGAAGGTCTGTTTCTTCTTTTTCTTTTGCGGCTGTTGATGATAAGAAATCGAAATTAATTTTTTCTTTAATGCTGTACCAATCATCTTCAGTGACAATACCTTTAAGCAATAATTGAGTTCTTAAAAGGTCTAGGAATAGATTAGAGAAACGTTTACGAAGTCTTGAGACGAATTTAGAGAAACGTTGTTCATCACGGCTAATTTCAGCCTCACCGCCGAACATAGCTCCAGTATTTTCTTCACCTGTTAAACGAGCAATAGGAACGTTTAAAGCTAGATATAATTTCTTTTTGAAATATTCGACATCTTCAATTTTCCCAAGGTTATCACCACCTTCGAGAGTGTCAATTTCAGTACCTTTACTTCCAGAGAAACGTGGAAACCAAAAATCCTCCATCATTGACATGACATTAGTAGTGTCTTTTAATTCACCTGTAATAACATCATAAGAAATATTGTTTTGGTATTGTTGTTGAATAAGTCTTAAATATTCAGCAGCTTTCCCCGGTGGCATAGAGCCAACATCAATATAGAATATTCTACGTTCTGGAGCGCGTGAAAGTCTGTAAATAACAACAGCATCTTCCATCATACGAATTTGATTAGCTGGCTTTAAAGCCTTTTGTAACCATCCGAAAATTGTATTTGTTTGTTCATCAACAATACCAGAGTGAGTAAAAGAAATAGAGTCTAAAGATAGTTTTAAACCTGAAGGATAATTTCTAGAAGCGTATGGTGTATATAAGTAATATTCGTCAACTTCTTTAACAATTTCAATACCAGCGTTACCGATTTCTGTCTTCTCTTCTCTAACTTTACGAATTTGTAAAGGAGAAATTCTACGAAGTTCTTGAATACCTAACCCTTTTTTCTTTTCATCCACAACAATGTGATAATATAATCTAGCATCAACGTACCAACTTCTAAAAATTTCATAAGAATTTTTGTTGAAGTCAAGCAGCTGAAGGATAGTATTATATTCTTCAATCATTCTTTTTTTAATATTGTCGGAAAGATTTAAAGCATCGAGATTAATTTTGACAACAGTTCCGTCATCATCCCCAGAAATTGCTTCATTAACGATTTCAGTAACAGCCGAATCTGGCTCTTGTTGTATAGCAACGTCTCTATATTTTCGAATTAAATCATACTCATTATCCCAAGTACCATTCAGATTTAATTTATGAGCTTGTAAACCATAGTATCCAGCACCAACTGTATAAGCAGCGTCTTCAGACACAGGTTTTATATATGGAGATAATCCATCTATATTTTTATCTTTTTTATCACCGAAAGTCCATCCATAGACCTTATCACGGAAATTATCAAACATGTATTTTCAATACCTTTTCATTTATTATCTATTTATAATAAAAATATGAGGAATTTTTAATTTCCTCATATTTTGTCTTTTATTTATTAAATAAATTAGGTTGTCGGAGCTGCTGCGTTTTGAGCATCTGTGAAAACGAAAGTAACAGTATAAGTTTGTTCTTGGTCGTTTTGGTCGTATGCTAATTCAATCGCGCTAACGTTTGAAGGCCAAGCGTTATTCAAAGTCTTAACAGCTAGAATATTATCGTTTCTATCGTATTGAATGATTTCAATAGTAGTAACGAGTTCTTTATAGCTTGTAGTACCTTGAAGATTGGATTGTTGTCCGTTAATAAGGTCTTGCCATTTTTCAAAACGGTTTCTATGAGACATAGAAATATCGTTTAGAACTGTACAAGTCCAAGGTTCATATGTTCTATCGCCCGGAATAGGGATTTGACGACCCATGTACGGAAGATTTAAAACACCAGTCGTATAAGCTGGCATAGAAGCAGCTCTAATAACCATCTTATCTTGAAGACTTGGGGAACCAACAGCTGTAGGCCAAGTGATAACAACTTCGAATTTGTTACCTCTAGCGGCATCTCTAACAGCTGCAATAAAATCTGTAATATCTTGTGACATTTATAAAATTCTCCTTAAAATTACTGTGCCATTACAATTTCATCAAATGTTGCAGAACCTGAAACACCTGTGAAATTGAGTCTAATGTAATTGATAGAGAATGTCGGAAGGACAACAATATCAGCTACTAGGATTTGCTCTGCTACAATGTCATCGGGGTTGTTATTTCTATCACACTGAACATTGAATTTTTGTAATCCTCTACGACCTTGAACATCACGTAAGAATGGGGTTACCATGTTTACGAATCTTGCTCTGGTGTAGTCATCGTTTTGCTCGAAAAGGAAGTACTTGGAAGCAGTTGCAATTGCTTTTTCGATGGTGATAAACATACGTCTGATACCAATAACCCCAAAAACACTTCCTCTAGAGATAAGCGTTTTATCTCCATAAAGAACAGCACCATCAGCTTTATCAATGATACATGGGTTAACACCTTTTGAATAAAGAGAATCTCTATGTGCTTTTTTAAGAACTTGAGAAAACTTCATTACGTTTTTAATTAAACCACGATTGTAACCGCCCGGTGAAAACCATGGGTCGTATTGGTCGTCAACTCTGGCGCATAGACCAGCAACATCACCATTCAATGGAACCCAGCGGTAAACATTGTTGTATTTATCGTATTGATATTTGTAAACTGAATCCATCACTGCATATGTAGAAGAACCGTAAGTTGTTCTAGTTGCAAGAATGTTAGTAACAGCTACATCAACATCAGTAATACCGACAACATCAGCTGCCATTGGCGAAACAAACGCCATACAGTCTCTACGAACTTCAGCAAGACTTTGGATAATCCATTGCGAAGCAGTTGCTCCAGAGTTACCAGCCATTACTAAGTTAACATCGATACTTTCTGGGTCTAGGAATAAACTATAACCAGTAATACGGTTTGCATCAGTAGGAGCAGAACCATCAACACCACCACCTAATGTAACACCAGAACTTGTTCCTGTGAAAAGAGAAGCTTTACCAACATAAATCCAAGAGGACATTGTGTTGATACGGTCTCTGAAATATGCACTAGAACCATCATAGTAAATTGCATTTGATACAGTAGAAGCAAAAGGATATGTTTCTAGAATAGTTCCAGCTGCACCTGTAATCAAACCTGTCGCATCATAAACTACAATGTGATATTCATTCGTTGCAGGAGCATCTGTGAAGCTTGCACGATAAGGCCAAGTATAATTACCACCTGATTGAGCATTGAAGCCAGTAGTATCACACCAAGCCACACCTACAGCGTTACCTAAAGCTCCAGCAAAACGACCAATCCAAAGGTTGGTAGAAGCACTGAAATCAGTAGCATCGTAGATGTCTCTATTTTTAATTAAAACACCTGAACCAGCTGTAGTAGCGGTAGAGCAAGAGTTTAAAGCACCAGTACCAAGTACACGAACAACTTTTAGGTTGTTTGAATATGCTAAGAAGTTAGCAGCGGTCATGATGTCACGGAAATTTGTTGAATTCGGTTTACCAAACTCGGATACGAGCTGGTCTTCTGTAATTACTGTTTCTACGGTTTCTACGCTTCCCCATGTAGCATTGAGGACGATTGCGCCGATAGAAGTTGATGTTGCTTGAATAATAGTGCTTTGGTCGAACTCTCTAACACTAACAACAGGGCTTAA